CCCCCCACGACATCGACCGACGCATAAGCATAGCCGAGCGTGTCGACCGTCAGGGTCGCCGTACCAGCAGCCGAGGTAACGGTGCTGCCCACGACCGTCTTCGTAGATTCGAGGAAGTTCAAGGTTCATCTCCTAGGAGGGTCAAGGGGGTCAGGCGAACTTGAGAGCCACAACCGGGCCAGCCACGGTCGTGGAGCCGAGGTCGTGAGCAACCGAAGCCATTCGGGCAGTGGCGAATGTCAGCAGCTGGTCATACTCGATGAACCGGCTGGCGTCGGTCTTGATGCTGACCTCACGCCGGATGCCCATCGTGACCGCTTGCGACAGGTCGCCGAACAGGCAGGCGATGCTGCTGGTCGTGCCGGTGAGGGCTGAGGTAAGCGGATGCACGAGCACCACAGGAAAACCGAGGAAGGTGAGGTTCGCACCGCCAGCCACATCGGCTTGGTTGTTTCCGCCCGCAGCCATCATCAGCCGCAGCATCGAGGCACCGTATCCGCTGGGGCTGATGTACCACTTCGCATTGCGGTTCCTCGCGTAGAGCGGGAGCTTTGCCACCACGTTCGTGTAGTCGAGCAGGTCGAGCGAGTCGAACGTCGTATTGCCGCTGGCAGCAGTCACCACGCTGGCACTGTGAGTGCCGTCGTTGATGGCAGTTGCCACTCCGTAGATCCCGTGGTCAGTGCCCGCCCCGGTGCCAACGAATCCCACGCGGTCGTAGGTCTCGCTGAAGGCCTGAGCCACCTCGACCGCCATCGCGTCCGCGAGGTCGATGACCGAGTCTTCGACCAGGCTGACGGGCACGCGGTTGTCGACGCCCCAGAGCTTGGCGACCAGCTGCACGTTGTCAAACGTCACATCACTGGAAAGCGGGGCAGCGTTCTCGCCGATAGCACGAGCCGAGAGTCCGCCAGTTCGCCGAGCGATAAGCAGCGTATCGCTGTTCATCGTCACGACGCGAGCGTTGGCCTGATAGGCTCCGAACTCCTCGACCAGGCGGATGATTTCGCTGGAGAGCTCGGGGTTGGTCAGCACGCCGCCGAGGCTGTTGATTCCGCCTGCCTGGGCACGGGTCTCGACGTTGTGATCGTCGCACCACCTGCGAGCCTCGGCATCGCCGAAGAGGGTGGCACGAACGGACATGCCAGCACGGTAGGCCGACTCCGCAGAGCGGAACGCCTTGAGGGGCCGGTGATTCTGGACGGGGAAAATCTTGGTTCGGCTTTCCACAGCGGGAGCCTCCTCGGTGATTTCGGTCTTGGTATCGACCTTGCGGGCTGGAGCACCACGCTCCAGCACAGCGCGGAACTCAAGCTCCTTCGTCTGCACGCGGGACAGGAACTCGATCCGCTCGCGGAGCTTGTCGGCCCGCGTCTCGAGCGACCGGAGCGATGCCTCTTGCTCTTCGGTCATTGGCTCGGCGGGAGCCTCACCCTCCGGCGCGTCTTCAGTCATCGCCTCCATCTCGGCGACAACGGCGGCCAGTTCTTCGAGCAGTGCCTTGATCTTGTCCACGAGGAGCTCTCCTGTGTTCGGGATGCGGCGACCAATCGCCGTCTACCCCGAAACTAGGAGCACACCCTCGGAACCCCGCAGTTATGCGGGCGAGGCAGTAAAAGACTTCGTGCGGCGAATCTCACCGCCATGCACGATCTGCTTGTCGGTATGCCCGCAACGCTGGCATCGCAGATAGCGAGTCTGGTACTCGCCACTGCGTTGCGATGACGCGACCGCGAGGCGACCCTCGCGGCACCTCGTGCAAGAATCTCCGCTACTTGCTGCCATGCTTCCCCAAGAAGTCGCGGTAGTACGCGGCCCGCGTCGCCATGTATTCCGCAGCCTCGCGGTGCCGACGCTGCTCGTCGCGGAAGTGCTGGTATGACCGCTGGGCAACCTTCACGTCGGTGTCTGGGTACGCTGGAAACGTGGTCGGGGAAACGTCCAGAAGTGAGTCGACTCGCTGGATTGTCCGTACGCTGCGGCCATCCTCGACTGCCCATGAATCGCCGCCGCTCGGCACGGTGAAACTGAACGACGATCCCCGCACAATGCCCGCTTGAATGTTGGCGGCAAGATCGCGCCCATAGGACGTATCGGGCACCGGGAACTCGTAGCGGAGCCCGACGGCATCAACAGACATTTTCAGCGTGCCGGGGTAACGGGCGAGAGGGAAGTTGGCGTCGTGATTCCACAGGGCGCGAGTCTCGAGCGGCTTGCGGCGACCGCGTCGCTCGCTGACCAGCGAGAAAGCACCAGGGTCAATCCGCTCGATGAAGTCGCCCAGGTCGAGCGAGAGCACTCCAAACTTCGCGGCGTAGCCGACGATGTATTCGCGTTCATTGCCGTCATCCTCGCTGCGGCTCTCGACCGCCAGGAGCGGCACCGCCGACTCAACCTCGTCAATCGCCAGAGCCCGACGCTCAATGTTCATTGCTTTTTTCTCCTGCCTCTCTTCGGTTTCTCAGCTAGCGGTTCGCTTCGCACGAACTGCGGCGAATCGTCAACCCAGACATCGACTTCGACGCCAGCTTCGCGGGCCGCCTCATCCTTCAGCCGGTCGCCCACGAGCAGCACCTGGGCAAACGCCTCGCGGTAGTCGCCAAGCGTGTCGCCAACCTCTTGCTGGTTCTCGGGCGTGTCGGTCCGGCGGCTGACCATCACAACCGTGTTGCCGTCTGCAACCGCCTTGCGGGCGAACTCGCCCCACAACTTCGGGTCTGCGGCAAAGGTGCGGTCGAAGTCAATAGAGAGCGTCATCGCCCGGCTCGCGGGCAGGGAGGCGGCGGCAGGTGACGATGAATCCGCCGTCACCTGCTCAAGGGCAGGTGGCAACTCAGGCTCGGGTACCGGCTTGCCATCCAGCGTCACGACCGGCGTCGAGTTCGTGCCCGCGATGATGGCGTCAACAGTCGATGCCGGGATGCCTGGGAAGGCCGCCGCGATGATGGATTTGGCCCCGGTCTCGTTCAGGAGCCCGGCGTTGTACTGAGCCACAATCTCCAGCTCTGTACGTTTCGTCAGGCGACGTATCATGGAATCAATCGAGAGGATGGTGCAACAAAGGCTAAGCTGCAGCACATACTCCGACGCGATGCGGAAGTACTTGGCCTGCTTCAACAAGACCCTGAGGACTGGTTTAAATGGGCCCCAGCCCATAAGGCAGAGGTGGATGAAGCCGCCATCGAGGCGCTGATCCGGGAACGCAACGAAGCCCGAGCCGGCAAGGATTTCGCCCGCGCCGACGCGATCCGGGACGAGCTCGCCGCACAGGGCATCGTGCTGGAAGACGCCGCCGGGGGCACCACCTGGAAACGCGGTTGAGGAACATCGCATCTACAAGCTCGCATCCGCGCCGCGCCGGTTATGCCCAGTCTGGACTCACGGGCCGATAACGTTGGCGATTGACACCGCCGTGGCGGGTCATAAATAGTTGAACCATGACGGACGATCCCATCGGCAAAGCCATTGAGCTTCTGAATACAGCGTTGTCGCTGGATCCTGAGGCCATGACCGATCTAGTAAACATGCGGGTCCGTTGCAACAAGGAACTCGCCAGTCACCCGACCATTCAGTCAGGTCAGTACCAGAACGAGTACCGGGTCGGATTTCTGGGATTGATGAACGGCGCGCTGAGCGATTCACCGAGCGGTGTGATCGGTGCCGAAGGGCCACTGGACGAAGCCACCTAAAGCCCCTTATCCAAAAAGGCGTATTTTAAAATCTCACCTTTGCCACTCATCAGTTCGGCATGGGGCAAACTCTCCACAAGTTTTGGCTCGATCCAAACATTTTCGGGTTGATGGAA